GCTGTTGGACAACCTATGGGAGCTCTTTCTTCTTGAGCAATGCTTGCATTAACACATCATATGATAATGCAATATTGTTCTTGAAGTCTGAACCCCGATTCAAAACAATGAGAAACTCGCTATGAGGTTCTTGGAGATGATATTGTTATCTTCTCAAAGGACCTTGCAGACAAGTACTTATATGTTATGGATAAGTTAGGAGTCCCGATCAATGAGCGAAAATCAGTAGTTTCTGAGCATCGTCCGGTCGTCGAGTTCGCAAAACGAACTTGATGAAATGGTTCGGTTTCACCCTTACCATGGAAAATGTTCATGAACCAAGATACCTTTAAAGGTAGAATCTCTACTACAATATCTCTTTTTAGAAAGGAAAAATCTTTTCTATCAAGGCCTATTGCGGTATTTGAAACTATCATGAAAAAGGCTTCCTGGGATAATCGTCCTAAAAAGGATTCTGTTGCTCTTATTGCTTTAATGAACTCTTATTTTGAAAGAATTTCAAATTGAGATTATTTATTAAAGTTTGTGAGATCGACAGAACCAATAGTAACAAGGAACAAAATGTATTTTGCTAACTTCAATTTTGATTTGAGTAGAAATATCATTAGTTCTCTGTTAAAGGATACAAGATTACCACGACTGAAAGAGAAAGATGTGAACTATTTCTTGTTTGAATGGGCAGTTAAATCAGTTTTACTGAAGAAACTCCAAAACATGCAAGAAAAGTACACGGATTTTTGATTAGAAAAGCAAGTAAAATCTACGGTAAACGCTATTCTTGGTCTACAAGTACTATATGGATGAGATCCAACAAGTAAAAGTAGTAATGCTTTACATAAAAAGTATTCATCTGAACTTGATGCATACAATTCATATAGAGACCAGGGAACAGTAAAACCAATATCCTCGATAATAGATGAAGAATCTATTAAAGGGTCTGTTGATCTTATTGAACTCCGAAGAATAGTGCGTAATTGTATGTTTACCAAAAGGATCAATTATCTTACTCTCTGAAATGAGAGTGTGATGAACGATCCCAAGATATCTATTACTAGATTACTTGAGTTAATTCGTCAAAAGATGAATGACTTAATGGATTACACGCAATTAGATCGTAGGTTCGACTTGTCTCCTAAGCTTCAACAGATCGATATCGATACTTGTTCGGTTTTGAAGATTATCTCCGATGGATTTAATCAACAGGCCCGTTCTGGTAAAGATTTTGATCTGGAGGGATTCCAAAAGTATCTCCGTAAGGAGACAAACTATAAGGATATCTCTCAAATGAAGGGTATTGAGCTTGTATCGGTTGGTTATCCCGTATAATGACGGATAACATTCCTTAGTGATCAAATAGGTTGCGGAGTAATAGTATCAAAAGGCCTAGATAACTAGACTAGTTGAGATATTATTCTTCAGACTATCTGATAACTTGAGTCATCGCAATAAATTCCTTTCTTTAGAAAGTATTGAAATACTCAGTATTATAGGAAACCAAGTTTGGTCTATACCGAACTGACTCTTATGATGTATATAATAAGTCACCAGATTAGTATCTGAGAATGGCTTATTATGTACCTTTGATTGGGTACAATGATAGTTTATACTATCCAATACTTTATTTAAAGAAAATCTTTATAATTAGATTTAAAAGAAATTAAAGATGGGAAAGTACAACGTAATAGGGGACTATGTTGCTAACAGAATAAGTTAGAAGCGTAGGAGAGGTTCAACACCTCTACTTTCTTCCAGGTTTTCAAGAGGATTGCTCCTCTTCGGAAACTCTGGTACAATACCAGACGAACCGCTTTAAAGAATGTACCCCTTTCAGGGCATTCGATAGACATTTGGGTTTCCCCAGGTGGTCCTCGTGACGTAAATTTTATTTACTATCGGGGAGGCGTTGTAGTGAATTGTAGCTTACTTAGCTTATTAGTATTACACTAATAAAAGTAGGCGGTTGGCGGCTTGTGTCTCGCGCCCCTTGAACGGGGTCAACGCAGGTCTGTCCGTTTAACCTTTGACGATCAAAGAGACCTTTTAATAAATATTATGAAAAACACAATAAATATCAAAAGAATCTATTTGAAAGCTAAAGAATTAATTCGTGATAGATCGATACGTCTGGATGGAGGTCAAACTCTATCTAGCTTACTTTCTCGTTATTCATTTAAGATTGTATCTTTATGTTTACGAAAAAGTGAGAAGATTACCAATCGGATACGTTTATTCCATAAATTTGGCCTGTATCTCTTTCATATGAATGAGAGACATGGTTCAGTTTATGTGGTGAAATACCTTAAGGCTTGTAGCTTAGCTATTTCGAAAGTTATAGCTCAACAACCGTTTAGATCTCTAAAAGAGATTGAACCGGATTTAAACCTACCCAGACTAAGTAAATCAGGATTACCTGTAATCATTGGTGCTAGAGATCGTAGATCTATAGTCCAAGGATCAACAAAAGTAATCAAGTTGTATTTAAGTTTGTTTAATATATATAGGATTATCTCTATCCCGTGTATATTAAAACTTAATACAATAACTGATCCTTTTTCTGGTGATATCTTATACCTTAGAATGTTTTGTAGCTCTACTCAGCTTATGTTGAATAGAGTTTTAAAAAGATTCGTAGGAAAACTTGATGTTTCAAGTCATAGATATCTATGGTTGGAGACATCTTCTACTACTCATTCCAAATCTTGGATGGGGTTGGTAGTTGATGCCCTGTTGATCTATAACAATCCTTCTCTTTATACTCACTTCCGCGATTACTGTGAGGCAACTAATTCAACTATTATTACTTTAATAGATGGAATAGGTAAATGCTTCAAATGACAGCAATCGGTAAATAGTTTGGATTTAAACTTTCAATCTTGATTGTTTAAAACATTTCCTTTAATAAAGACAAATTGTTCTTTTACTTTAGGAAAGCTATCTACAAAGGAAGAAGCAGCAGGGAAAATGAGAGTATTCGCCATCGTAGATGGTTGAACACAATCATTGTTGTATCCTTTACATAAGGCCTTATTTGGAATTCTTCGTGAACTTCCAAATGACGGAACTATGGATCAGGATGCATCATTCCAAAGATGTACCGAAAAAGCAACAAAATTTAATTGTTGTTATGGGTACGATCTAACTGCCGCAACTGATCGTTTACCTATTGAAGTTCAAGTTTCTATACTTGCTACATTAATAGGTGAAAAAGCAGCTATTGCTTGGAAAGGTCTGTTAGTTTCTAGATCTTATTTATATAAAGATCCAGATTCAAAGCAAATCAACCAAGTGCAATATGCTGTTGGACAACCTATGGGAGCTCTTTCTTCTTGAGCAATGCTTGCATTAACACATCATATGATAATGCAATATTGTTCTTGAAGTCTGAACCCCGATTCAAAACAATGAGAAACTCGCTAT